GGTTTCTCCATTGGTAATGATGGGTCTGTAGTTACAATACCCATAAGCATCATCATTTCTTTTAAACTAAGCATATATACCTCTTTTTTTATATTCTATTAATAAAGTTTCTTGCATTGCATAAGCTTCGATTTCCCAAGGCAAGTTCATATAGTCAATACAAATGTGAACTTCACCTTTCCACATTTTCTCAATACCTTTCATTTCTTTTAGTTCATTTTTGAACTGCTGTTTAACATGAACTAACTCATGTAGAACACAAGTAATGAAGTCATCTCCTTTTAATCTTTTATCAATTTCAATATGAGATGCATTTTTATCAATCTCCATAGCCCAACCTTGAACATTACCCTCTATTTTACAAAGGTCAAACTCAATATTGTAAGACTTGAATCTACTAAAAAACTTATCACAAAACCAATCAGTAATATTGTGAACTAATTCTCTTTGTTTTTTAGTTCCACCATATACTAAAACAAACTTATCCATTATGCGGCCTCTTGTTTAAATATTTTATATGCTAATATTGTTTTATTAGGAAAAGCATATGGATTACGTTCAATGAAGATTAATAACTCTTTCATTGTCAATCCTAAAAAGATTCGTTCTTTATTCAGTACAGTAGTTGCACCTTTTATTTTCATATTATACATTAACTGATATTCCACTTCACTTCAACTTTACCTTTTTTCAAACAATCTGCAAGGTAACTAATGTAATTAGCAGCTGCATACTTTTCATCAGATGCACCCTCTGTAATTTGAACAAAGGCAGTTTCAAGATTTTTAATCATTGACTTTTCTGCCTCACCAAAGTTCATTACGAATTGACCTTCACTATTCTCAACAAACATTTTCTTTTCTTTCCAATCTTGATAAAAATAACCCATTATATAGCACTCCCATAATTAATATTTTCTGGTTTCACACCGACTGCATTGATTTCGTCAAGGTATGTATCATAACCTTCTGACCAAAGTGTCATGGCATCTTCATCATTCTTAAATCCATTCTCTGAAGCAAAGTCCATTGAAGAACTACCCATGATTATCTCATCAGCACCTTTTGTTCTTAGTGCATAAGCAATCATCTCTGGCGTCTTAGCCCATGCAACCAACTCGCCTGGATTAGAATACATCATAATACCACCTTTATGGGCAGATACAAACCTAATTGCATTTTCTTTTCCAGAATTATCATACATCTCAAATGTTTTCACGATTTTCTCCATAATTATTTCTCTCTCTTTATTGTTTATACTAATAGTATATACGAAAAAGGGGGGTCTGTCAACCCCCCTTAAAAAACCCTTTGATTTCAACGACTTATCCATTCGCATTTTTCATTATATATTGTAATCGTTGCGAATCAAGGGAAGTGATTCGCATGGCAAGTTTTTTTGAGAGAGAGAGGAGTGCCATGCGAATCAAACTCATTATTCCATACAACCTTGCATCAATCCCTCTGTAGTGCAAGGGTCTTCAACATAACCTACAATCATTACACAGGCAACAATCATAATACAACCTAAAAATACTTTCACTTTAAATTCTCCATTTTTTCATTAGAACTTTTTAGTATTGTCTTCATATCAATTAAATGAACGAAAAGAATACCAACCATAAAACCGAGTGTAAAAATAACATATTCCATAATCTATCTCCTATAAGTATTCTGGGCCAGTCCAATTAATATTGAAACCACCCTCTAAAACATTACCTCTTGGTGCATTTCTCGCTGGTGCATTATAACCAGCAGCCTTTAGAACATCACCTCTTTTAAACTTTTTATCATCATCAGTATTCACAACAAAACCCCAAACAGAACCCATTCTACCAGGCGTATGGTCTGAAACTCTACCAATCTTGATATATTTCTTTCCAACTTTAACCATAAATTTTGCACGAAACTCATCAGAAGTCCTATAAGTGTAACCACCTTTTGAGTAGTCATATGCAGCAGCATCTAACATATTATTGATACCATCATCAATACTAGTGAATTTCTTTTTAATCATTGTCATAATATTTTCTTTCTCTCTGTTAATCTTTATCTTACTTAATAAATATAACAGAAGATTGAGGTAATGTCAAGTGTCTTTTTAAGTCTTTGTTTCTATTAGGTTTTTCGAGGTCTAATTTTTGTTGATTTTCGTCTTCTTGCGAATCAGGCGAATCACTTACTTTCCAAGTTTGTGATTGCCTTCTTTGTGAAAATACAGTTCTTTGTATAGGAGTGACTCTCATTATCCGTTTGCAAGACCCTCTTGAGCTGGATATTCTTCAACCTTAAAGTTTTCATCCCAACCAAATGCTTCTCTTACAACATTTGCAGATAAACCTTTATAGATTTGATGTAGTTTTTTATCCTTTGCATTAACAAGAAGTTTTGCTTCACTTTCGTGTAGACCCTCTAACATCTGAAAGAACATATTTTCTTTTTGAACTTGTTTAGTTACATTATCTGCACCCTTAATAAATCTCCAAAGTTTCTTTGATTCTTGTAGCAGTAAAGTATGTTCTGTTCCAGCTGGTGCCTCATTAGGCGTGTAAGGAACATCTCCTGCTGGAAATACCCATTGTATATTTGGGTCATATGCAGCTTTTAAGAACATCTTTAGTGCATCTGTTTTATATTGTTGTAGTATCTCAACCTTTTTATCTTTAGTTTTTGCTTTATGTACTTTGTCCAATATTTCTGAAAAAAGTGGGTAATATGTTTCTTGCATTTAAAATTCTCCAATTTCGCTAGTAAGATTTTTCAATCTTGATTGTATAAAATAATTTAGTAATTTACTTCTATCACCACAAGGCGCTTCACAAAAATCAACCATTATTTCTTTTTCAAGTTCCTCTGGAACATTGTCCAAGTTGATAAGTTTATCGTTTCTTTGGTAATTTCTTTTGACTTCTTCAGGCAAATCATCTATATGTATATCTAACCAAGTTTCAATCTTCTTTCTTCCTAAAGGTCTTTGTCTTATACCATCTACAAAAGTATTATCTAGTGATAGAACATTAGGTACTCCATCACTAGTGTCGCCTTTAAGTATGTGTTCTTTTATATAGGTATCTGGATTATGTCCATTTACATACTTCTTGAGTATTGGTGAATACTGTTTTACATTAGGATATTTGTGTAACTGAATAAAATCTTTATCTCCAGACACAATCATAATTTTTTCATCTTGAAAGTTTTTACATAGAGTTGCAATAATATCATCAGCCTCTGCACCATATACTTCTAAGTATTTGTAAGGTAGATTATCTTTGAACTCTGCTTTGATTTTATTAAGGACACCAAAGATTTTATCCCAATCTTTATTATCTTTTTCTCTACTCTTTTTACGACCAGCTTTATAGTTAGGAAAGTATTCTCGCCTCCAATAATGTTTAGAGTCATAAGTAAGAATAACTTCACCATACTCTTTAGTAAATTGTTGTCTGTACAAACGAATAGAATTAAGTATCATATGTCTTACCATACCCTCATCTACTTCATTACTTTTTCTCATATTCAAATCCATCATTAGACTTGCTAATGAGATTTGATTCATATCAATAATAATCATTACTCATCTTCTTTTTCTAAATTATCAAGCATTTCTTCTATCTTTTCATAATCAAATTTTGAATATACATCTTCAACAGATTCTTTTTTAGTTGACATAACAGCTTCAATAAATTGATTCATTGGATGTGGATAATTCATACCTCTATACATGATAGCTTTTACAATTTCATTTATAAAACCAACTTCAGAAACAAATTTATCACTTTTAATATCCACACCATTTTCAGAAAGTCCATGTATCAAAGGAATCATAACACTTTCTGCAACATCTTCTGCAAAGGCCATGTCATTAGATATCTTTTCTGTCTGACTTTTCTTGACAGTTTTGACTCTTTTCCAAGGCCCTTTAACAACTATCCCTTTGGTACTATCGTCTTCCATGTAATCCTCTTTTCTTGAAATGCACCATACCTATCATCACAGTAATCACCATGTCTTAGATAGTATTGTAAATTACGAATATAACCCTCACAGTTAGAAACCTTGGCAGCTGCACCTTTAATATCCCTACGAAGTGATGCACGATATTCTGTAAGTTGTTCTTTTTGGTTTTTAATCCAACTCTGAACATTCTTAACAGATAACATATCTTCATCTGGCTTTGCAAGTACACTATGATGAATAGAACTATTCTTTGCTGGTGGTCTTGCAGCTCTCGCCTTTGCAAGTCTTTCACAAGCAGCTTTCTTTTGTTCCTCTGTCATAGGTTTACGTTTTTTCTTAATCATTCCACAATCCTTGCTCTCTAAGTTTATCTATTTTCTTTAACCATCTTTTACGACCAGCAGCTCTTTGAAGTCTTTTCTTTTCACCCCTAGTCTTGTGTCCAACTCTTTCACGAATTTCGTTGAAGATGCCTGCTTCTTGCATACGTTGCTTTAGAACTCGCATTGCACCATTTAAGTCATCTCCACGAACCATTACAGTTAGACCTTGTTTTGGTCTGTCTTTTCTCACTATAACATCTCACTTGTTATAATTTTAGATTTACGATTCTTGATTACTTTTGTATTTTCTTTAGTAATCTTACCGATTTCCTTTTCAATATTACTTAGAGAAGAAGCTTCGTCTTCTTTCTTAGATTTATTTACTTCATTCTGCAAATCCTTAAATGCATTAGTAGATTTAATCTTAGAATAAACTAACCTATCTTTCATCATACGATTCATGATAATCTTTCTAGCCTCTGCATCAGAATACTCAAGTAATACAAATGCACGAAATTGTGTTCCACTTGGAAATACTTCAATCTCTTTAGGATTGTAACCAGCAACATCAACAGATGCGATTACGTTCTTGACTACCTTTTCAACTTCAGACATTGTAGTTGCAGATACATCTTCATCTGTTCCTAACCTTGTCATAAAGGTTTTCATCATACCATCAAGTTTACCATTAATTCTATCTGCAAGTGTATACTTTGCATTTAGTGTTGCCATATCCACAGACAATTGTAAGTCTGGAGAAGATGAAGAACCAACAGAATAAATTGCATTATCCTTTTTTGGTAGTTTCTTATACCATTTAGGTATATTTGAAGTTGCAGCTACAACCTTTTCTGATTTATACTTAATCATTGGTGTATCAAGTATAGCAGTTGGATTTGGATTTTTTGCACAAGCACCTAAAC